CTATCTGAAAAAATATCAGTACAAACAATCATCATCTTGGATAAGGTTCTATCTTTTATTAAGAGATGGGATAAAGACATTGCCGAAACGATTATCTGGCCTGAAAAATCGTTTAAAATAAAGAAACTAACACCTTTTATTAAGTTTAACCTTACTAAATGTAAGTTTATAATGAAAGAGGTATTTGTGTGAGCGAAGAACGTAAACTAACAGAGCAAGAGGTAAGAGAAGAATATAGACAGCAACGTAAGGACAAGACATTTGCCTCATGTTGGCCTGCTAACAATGATAGTTTTTATGAGTGGTGTTCAGGATACCTAGACTATCAACACATAACAAAGAAGAAGAAAAAAAGATGAAAGATATATTTGAAAGCGTAGTAGATGTAGGTAGTGGTTTTATATTAGCTATTCTTATACAGATGTTTATATTTCCCCTATTTGATTTACACCCTAGTATTTTTGATAGTATGGGTATTGCATTAATATTTACCGTAGTGTCAATGACTAGATCAGCATTATGGAGAAGATACTTTAGAAAAAAAAGAACATGACAATTGAACCAATAAGAGAAAAACTAGATGATAAAATTGCTAAACTAAACAGTAGCAGAGTCATTAAGAAGATTACACCAAAAGGCGACCTATCATGGTACGTTAAGTGGGTATCTGTATTCTTAATTCTATTTGCAACTGTGGCCAGAAGTGTAGGCACAATGCCACACATTGATATGTGGTTAGGTCTATTTGGTACAGCAGGTTGGGCATACGTAGGGTATCTATGGCACGATAGAGCATTATTAGTGCTGAACTCTATACTTGTTACATTATTGGTTGTAGGTCTAGCGAATTATTATTATGGCTAAAGATTTTTTAGAAGAAGTGAAAAAGGAACAAGAAATACTTGATATTGGAATGAAACAATCTTTAAGTGCAAAGGCAGAAAGACAAGACAGATTTCCTACTGCTGAAGAAAGATGGCCAAGACAAGGTATTGTAATGAAGAAAAGAGCATTTATTATAGGTAATGGTGAGTCACGTAAAGATTTTGACTTGACAAAGTTAAGAGAACATGGTAAGATATATGCCTGTAATGCTTACTATAGAGATAACCCATTGCCAGATGTATTGATCGCAGTTGATAGCACAATGACACATGAAATATACCACAAGGGTATTGCTCATAAGATACCTTGCTACTTTAGAGAATGGACTAAATGTCCTAACTTTATGTATGATACAATGTTACAAGGCATGTTACATACACAGGACAAAGATAAGGCAGATAAGATAGTTACCAATGCAGATAAAGGTAACATGTTTGTTATGAATGCTCATACAATCAAAGGCGAGGCAACGATAAGAAAAGAGGACGGCACGAAGTATAAGAAAGATGTTGACAACGCCCACATTTATGTATCTTGGATTACAGACGGCGATAAGACACAAGAATGGGAAGACCCAGGCTATCATGCTGGTGCAACAGCAGGCCATATTGCATGTAAATATAGTGAACTAGATGAGGTGTATATGATAGGTATGGATTTGAGATCAGATACAAAGATGTTCAATAACATGTACAAAGGGACTAAAAACTACTCATCAGCACACTATGAACCTCAACCCACAGGCATATGGGAAGCAGAGTGGATACGAGTGTTTAAAGACAATCCTAACGTGTCATTTTACAAGGTAAATAAGGCAGATGATGACAATATAACTAATCAAAAACTACTGGGAAATGAGAAGAATTTAACATATATTACTCAAGCACAGCTGCTTGACAATATGAGTAAATAGTGTTATTATATTATAATGGTTGAGTATGTTGCCAGTATAAATAATAGTAATACTTACATTAATACAAATACGTACACAAATATATACAAGGAGAAAATACAATGTCAAGTGCATTAGAAGCCCTAAAGAAGTCAAAATCAAATTTTGACGTACTAACGAAGAAGTTAGAAAAAACAATAGATCAACCCGAAAAGAAAAACAAGTACCAAGACGACAGGTTATGGAAACCTGAACTAGATAAGTCTGGCAATGGATACGCAGTATTAAGATTCTTACCTGCTGTAGAAGGCGAAGATATGCCTTGGCAGAGAGTCTGGAACCATGCGTTTCAAGGACCAGGTGGTCAATGGTATATTGAAAACTCTTTAACTACACTAAACAAAAAGGATCCTGTTAGTGAAGAAAACACAAGGTTGTGGAATACAGGCATAGAAGCCGATAAAGAAATTGCTAGAAAGAGAAAAAGAAAGTTATCTTACTATTCTAATATCTTTGTAGTATCTGATCCTAAACATCCAGAGAATGAAGGCAAGGTGTTCTTGTTTAAATTTGGTAAGAAAATCTTTGATAAGATTACCGAAGCAATGAACCCAGCATTTGAAGATGAAAAGGCTGTAAACCCATTTGATTTTTGGGAAGGTGCAAACTTTAAACTAAAAATCAGAAAGGTAGATGGCTACTGGAATTATGATAAATCAGAATTTGAGCCAGTCAGTAAATTAAAGGATACTGATGATGAGATTAACAAGATTTGGCAATCTCAATACGCTCTCAAGCCCTTCATTGATCCAAGTAACTTCAAGTCTTATGACGAACTCAAAGAGAAACTGAATAAGACCCTTACTGGACAAAGAAGTACCGAGTCTGTGGAAGATATTGACCTCCCACCTGTCAGTAACGACATACCAACGTCTTCTAACAACTCGGTAGAGAAAGTTGAATCGTCTAACGAAAGCGATGACCTTTCGTACTTTAGTAAACTAGCTGAAGACGATTCATAATCTATCTCTCTCACTTTCTCAACTAGGGGTGGCCTTCGGGCCACCCTACTAAAATGTTTTCAAATGATCTTCGGTAAGTATAAGAAACTTCATATTACGTTTATCACACCATGCGTAGGCCGTAGACCACTTTCTTCTATTTCTTTCATAAGTTAATACCGCATTTTTATAGGTACGTGTTTCACGTAAAGGTTTTTTAGGTTTGCGTGTTTGTGCTTTAGGTTTGATTTCAACAATAAACTTTTTGAACGTGCCGTTTGATTGTCTAACTTTCATGTAGAAGTCAGGATAATATCTATGTGGTCTATTGTCAATTGAGCGATAAGAAATTGCTATTTCCTCACTACCCCATTCTACAACTGCCCTAGTTTTATCACAATATATCATAAAACGTTTCTCCCAACTAGACCTATAAATAATGTTGTTTACATTGCCTTTGTATTTCTGTGGGTTGAGTGGTTTGTATATACCTGAATAAGGGCGTTTATCTATATTCTTCAACTTCTTCATAGAATCTATTTATTATCAACATAAATAGTACTATGGCAAGTGTATTTGACACAATTAAACAAAGAGCAGGAGACGCTCAAAAATCTGCTACTTGGTATAGAACGCAAGTAAATAAGATAGCGAGTGGTACAACTGCTAGACAATTGTTTAGACAAAACAAACTAAATGGTCGTCCTAGCGTAGGCAGATTGAACTTATTTGGGTACAATCCTAAATTAAGAAAAACTCTACCCTATTATGACGTGTTCCCATTAGTATTGCCATTAGAACCAATATCAGGTGGGTTTATGGGTATGAATTTTCACTATTTGCCACCGTTATTAAGATTTAAACTATTAGAACGTATGCAGGCAACAGCGTCTGATAGAAGATTTGATAAGAGCACAAGATTTGAAGTTGCCTATGATGATGTAAAGAATATAAAAATAGTAAAACCAACAATAAAGAAATATTTGTACTCTTATGTACAGACAGGTTTTTTAAGAATAAATGCTGACGAGGCTGCAGTAGCAATTTATCTACCTGTACAAAGATTTAAGAAGGCAAGTGTGGGACAAGTTTATGCAGATAGTAGGAGATTTATTTAATGTCATTAATTAGTATAGGTAAAAGAATAGGTGACATGGATATACGATTAGGTATACCACCTAGTAAACCACAATTTAGCACAACAGAAACAAATAGAAGATTCTCATACAACAACGTATCATCTAATTACAATTCTGTATTCAATCAGTTTAGATCAGGTTTGACAGGAAGTGGTGGGTTGGCTAGACCTACACAATTCTTATGTACAATTGATGGACCACAAAGTAAACAATTGCCACGTGATTATGTTTATGCTGATCCTACAGGTGGTAAAAAACAAACTGCTAGACTAACAAAAAGTGGTAGATTAGCAGGTGCAATAAAAGATAATTTACAATTAAGAATGGACCTATTCTGTTCTAACGTATCACTACCAGGTAAAACAATTACAGATGATGTAAATGAAACGTTTTATGGTCCTAAAAGAGCGATAGCAAAGAACGTTAGCTTTGAAGAGGTCACACTAGAATTTTATACAAGTGTTAACTATGATGAACGATTGTATTTTGAAGCATGGCAAAACTCTATTGTAGATCCTGTAAGTCATAATGTAGGTTACTATGATGACTATGCTACACCGTGTAAGATTACTATTACACCTTTACATAAATCATTTACAGCTGCCCTTGCTAATTTTGAGCCATCAGGTGACGCAGTAAAAGATAGAGAAAAAATACGTAAGAGTTTAGGTGACTCATCTGGCTTCACATCATTTCAGGTACAAATGTACGAAGTATGGCCTAAAACTATTGCTTCTACACCATTGGCATATGACTCTCAAAATCAAGTGGTAAAAACGAGTGTAACATTTACATACAGAAATTATGCTACATCAGCATGGAACTATTTAAGAGATAATTCAACAGTAGAAAATAGAAGACACAAAAAGAATAGATTAGAATATAGAACAAACACTACAGCGATACAAACAAACTTTTTAGATAACTTACCATTTGGTATAGGTAACGAGTTAGGTAGAGCAGGTAGACAGGTCTATGAAAAGTTAAGAAGAAATTTGCCTATTGGGCGAGTAACGGGAGGACGTGTGTTCCCGAAAGGTCTACCAGACCCTAAAATCATACGTGATTTATTATATTAATAAGGAGTAAATAATGCTTAATTTTATGAAGACGCCAGAGCATGACTTGATGTTATCAAATAATGTGAAGGTAAAATACAGACCATTTTTAGTAAAAGAAGAAAAGATTTTACTATTGTCTGTAGAAAACAATGTAGAACAGGAGATGATTGATACACTAATCAAAACTGTTCAAACTTGTGTATTGACAGACGGCATTGATGTAACAAAGATACCAGTTTACGATTTTGAATGGTTATGGTTAAACATAAGATCAAAGTCAATAGGTGAAACAGTACAATTGAAACTGAAATGTCCAGATGATGAAACACAGGTTGTAGATTATGATTTTAATATTGAAAGTGTAAAGCCAGACTTTAGTAAAAAGATTAATACATTTATACCTTTTTCTAAAGATTATGGTGTAATAATGAAAGTGCCGACCATAGTAGAGGTAGCAAATAAAAATACTATCATAGACTTATCGGTCAATTTGATAAGGGATTGTATTGCTCAAATTTACAATGGTGATGAAGTGTTTGAAACTTCAGACCTTGAACCAAAAGAACTTGAGCAGTTTGTAGAGAACTTGACAATACCACAATTCAAAAAGTTAAAAGACTTTTTTGAGGAATTGCCTATCATAACTCATACAATCAAATACAAGAACCCTAAATCAGGTAAAGAGCACGAAATGTTATTGCAAGGAGCGTCTGATTTTTTTCAGTTACCCTCTTACATGAAAGCCTAGAGAGTTTTTATAGAACAAACTTTGCTTTAATGCAATACCATAAATACTCATTAGGTGACCTTGAAGGAATGTTACCATGGGAGAGGGAGATATATGTTGAACTATTGGTACAGCATATAAGAGAAGAAAACGAGAAAATAAAAGAAAAACAAAAAGGGAGATAATATGAACTTTTTAAGAAATTGGCTGGCAACAGGCTGGTCAGGTTTTAAACACGGATGTAAATCACTATGGCATTTTATTGAGGTAGAGATACCTGAATTGATGTCAAACTGGAGACTAGTACCGAGACTATTAATGCTTGCTTATGGTTGGGCATTTTTAGATGTAATCAATTGGTTTATGGCACTAGAGAATCCTAACAACGCACAGGCAGGGTTAGTGTCAGTAGTTGTAGGGGCTGGTGCAGGTTGGTTTGCAATATACGTAAATGGTAAACCAT